TAGTATCAATTCAGGCAACTTAGATGTAGATATAGGCGCTGGCAGTAGGGGCGCACCTTCTGAACTTGTTAAGTTTGCTATTGGATTTAGCGACAACAACTTCGCAGCTTCTCTTAATGGCGCAACAGCAGTCACTGATACATCAGTAACCATTCCGTCTGGGTTATCTAAGTTGGCGCTTGGCTATTTTTACGACAACTTTCAAGCTAACTTCGCTGCAGTGAATGGGCACATCAAGTCCATACAATACTATCCACGTCAACTAACTAATACACAATTACAGGAGCTAACAACATGACCGACGAACTAATCCTTGAAGATGGTGTAGTAACTCCAAAGAACGACTTCTATCTCAAGCTAGATGCTGAGGCGTCTATGCCATCAGTTCTCTCTGCCTTCTACAAGCAGGACTACAGCACAATCGTAGACCCTGAGACAGGCGTAGAGAGTACACAGATAGAGGGTGAGCCTTACTTTGTCAGTAGTACATCTAACTATGCTATTGATGTTGTGGGAACACTAAGCGAACCTACAGGTAATACACTGACAGATGATAATGACATGGAGTATCCTGAGATACAAGCCTTAGATGGTTGGCACGTGAATATCCGTTTAGTGGGTGATGAAGTTAGAGCAGCAGTAGAAGCACTAGATACGTCACATGGTGTGACACCTTCTGCCCCACAGAGAATTTGGTTATAAATATAGTTATATATAACTACAAGTTCTAAAACGTATAAATAATAGCAAATATGAGGAAATATTATGAACCCTATTGAAACATTAGTTCAACAATCATTTGATAAAGATTTTAATTCTGCGAATTAAACAAAAACTATTACGACGCCAGAGTATAACAAAATAATTATAAATACAGTTAGAATAACATAGAGGCGATAAAATGAAACTCATTACCGAAGTTGTAGAAGATTGCAGCGTTGCAACGGAGATCAATGAAGAAACGGGCGTTAAGTCTTACTTCATCGAAGGCATCTTTATGCAAGGTGACATCAAAAATCGCAACGGTCGCATTTATCCATCTGCGGTTCTTGAAAAAGAAATGAATCGCTATAATAAAGATTTTATTACTACTAAGAGAGCTCTTGGTGAACTAGGTCACCCAGACGGTCCAAGCATTAACGGCGATAGAGTTTCACACCTTATCACTGAAATGAAAAAAGACGGATCAAATTTTATTGGTAAAGCAAAAATTCTCGGTACTCCAATGGGCAACATTGTTAAGACACTTATGGACGAAGGTGTTCTTATTGGCGTATCAACTAGAGGATTGGGTTCTGTAAAGCAAACAAAAGAAGGTATCATGGAAGTTCAAGACGATTTCCATCTAGCTACTGTTGATATTGTAACAGACCCATCAGGCCCTAATTGCTTCGTAAATGGCATTATGGAAAACACTGAATTCTTTTATGACATTGCTAGAGGCAACTGGTTACCGACTAACGTAACAGTTGAAGAAGCAATTGAAGAAATTCAAGAAGAAATTGAAAAAGAAGTTAGACGGGTCGTTCGTCGAGTTGATGAGAGCACAGCTGTACGTATGTTTGAACGCTTTGTAAAATCACTTAGAAATTAATTTTTTAATAAATAGTATACATATAGAATATCACCACGAAAAAAAGGAGTAGAACATATGTCAAATGAGTTAGACGAAAAGTTCGTTGTCGATGATGGTGGATCATCAGTAAAATCTTCCGAGATTCCTGATCCAGTTACGCCAGCAGGCGGCGACATCAAAAAGAAAAAGGCAGATGTGAAAAAGTCAGCCGATCCTAAAGCCAGCAAAGTAGGGGCTGTTACACCAGGACAAGGCGCTGTTAAAGAAGAAGCCGAGGCTGATTCTGAGGTTGTTGTTGAAGAAGTTATTGAGATTGAAGAATCAATCGCATCAATGTTCGAAGGCATGGATCTTTCAGAAGAATTCACATCTAAAGTCACTATGGTTTTTGAAGCAGCTGTTAATGAAGCAGCCACTATCAAAGCTAATGCTATTATCGCAGAAAAAACTGAAGCTCTCGAAGTTGAGATGAAAGAATCTGTTGATACTGCAGTAGAAAAAATCGTAGAAAACCTTGATTCATATCTCGACTACGTTGTAGAAGAGTGGATGAAAGAAAATGCACTTGCTATCGAAACCGGGGTTAAGGTGGACATTGCTGAGTCATTAATGGATGGTCTTAAAACTCTTTTCGAAGAGCACAACATCGACGTCAACGATGAAACAATCGACGTAGTTGCTGGACTTGAAGAAGAAGTTGCAGAACTTAAGACCACTGCCAATGCAAAGTTCAATGAAAATGTTGAATTGCTAAAGCAGATTGCAAGTCTAAAAGCTGAATCAGCTTTCAGCGAAATGACTGAAGATCTTACAATCACTCAGCGTGAAAGATTAAAAGTACTTTCTGAGAAACTCGGTGTTTCTGATATTGCTGAATATAAAAGCGATCTTAAAACCCTAAAAGAATCTTTCTTCACTGCTAAAAAAGCTATTGTTGAAGAAGTTTCTGAAGAGCAAGAAATTATGACTGAAGAAACAGCAGCGCCTAAACGCACTTCTGATTACTCAAACATTAATGCGCTTGTAGAGTCTCTTAATACAAGAAAAACAAATCAGTAAAATATTAACATTTATAAATAGATCCAGATAAACCTAATCAAGGAGATAGACAATTATGGCACAGTCAAACTATCAAGCACTTGTTGAAAAGTGGGGCCCAATCTTAGAGCACTCAAACTTTTCTGCAATCACTGATCAACACAAGAAGTCGGTAACGGCAACAATTCTTGAAAACACCGAGCGGGCTCTTATGGAATCAGGCGATATTTCTGCCTCCATGACCGGTCTTCTTTCAGAAGCCTCACCAACTAACTCAGCTGGTACTGGCGGATTCTCTGCTGGCTCAACTGCTACTGGTCCAGTAGCTGGTTATGATCCAGTACTTATTTCATTAGTACGTCGCGCAATGCCTAACCTAATGGCATACGACATTGCTGGCGTTCAGCCAATGACAGGACCAACTGGTCTTATCTTTGCAATGCGTTCTAAGTACGCAACTCAAGGCGGCGCCGAAGCATTCTATGCTGAAGCCGATACTGACTTCTCTGGTGCTGGTACTCACGCAAATACTTTACCTGGTGGCGCTGTCACAACTGGTACTGGTATGGCTACTGCTGCTGCTGAAGCACTTGGCGACGGTGCTGGTGCTGGTTTCGCAGAAATGGCCTTCTCAATCGAGAAAGTTACTGTTGCTGCTAAATCAAGAGCTTTGAAAGCTGAGTACACTACTGAGCTTGCACAAGATCTTAAAGCTGTACACGGCCTAGACGCTGAAACAGAACTAGCAAACATTCTACAGTCTGAAATCCTTGTGGAAATCAACCGTGAATTAGTTCGTACCATTTATGGTACAGCTGTTGCAGGTGCTGTTGCTACAGCCGTTCCTGGTACTTTCGATCTTGACGTAGATGCTAATGGCCGTTGGTCAGTAGAGAAATTCAAAGGTCTTATGTTCCAAATCGAACAAGAAGCTAACAAGATTGCTCAGCAAACTCGTCGTGGTAAAGGTAACTTGGTTATCTGTTCTTCCGATGTAGCTTCTGCATTGCAAATGGCTGGTGTACTTGATTACACTCCAGCTCTTAACGCTAATGCTCTTAACGTTGACGACACAGGCAATACTTTTGCTGGTGTACTAAACGGTCGTTACAGAGTGTATATCGATCCATACGCTGGTGCAAACTACCTAGTAGTTGGCTATAAAGGTTCTTCTTCATTCGACGCGGGTCTATTCTATTGCCCATACGTTCCATTGCAAATGGTTCGTGCAGTTGGTGAGAACAGCTTCCAGCCAAAAATCGGCTTCAAAACCCGTTATGGCATGGTTGCTAACCCATTCGCTCGTGGCGGCGCTGCTGCTAACGATGGTGGCTTAGTTGCTAACACTAACGTTTACTACCGTAGAGTTGCTATCGCGAATTTGTTCTAAGATAGCAAA